ATTCAAATCTGGTGTCATTTACGCCATTACCGAATTGCTTATACCCCAACTTCACTCCGCGCTGCATTCGTTTGGCCTGCCGGTAGGCGGCCATCTTCTGTACGTTGTTGTAGTAGGTATAGAGACTATTCATCTTTGACCATGTTTCCCACACCGAACAAGATGCAGATAGTGTAACCTGTATTTTCCTCGGGCTTAGTCCAGCCCGTGATATTGAAATTCTCCGGGTAGGAGAATTGCGTCTTGGTCGCTCCCGACGTGAAGCGGACGATCGACAACTTGGTCGAGTTCTCGACGCTCGCAATATTCAGCGAGGTCAACTCCCCGCAGATGTATTTGTGGTTGCCTTCGACGTTGATCGTGACATCCGCACCTTCGACGTTGACAACGACGGGGGCGGCCGCTGCGGCGGCTTCGAGAGCTTTGGCGGCAGCGGCGAGGGCGGCGGTTGCGGCTTCCGTCGAAGCGGCCCCGGAGGCCAAAACCTGCCACCAAGCCCCATCCGTCACCGGGTGTCCGAGGTTGTTATCTTGGAGTGAAACATAGGACGAATCGCCCGCTGTAACGAAGTCAAGGCGCTCGTATGTAATGCTCGCCGAATACGCCTTTTTGGGCGTAAGGCCCACTTTCCCTAAATTTGTCTTTGCCATATCTTTCAGTCGTTAATTTCGTAATACAAATGCCCATCCTGAAGTTCGAACTCGGAACCGCGGCCGTAGCCTGGCTGGTAATTCACGCCCAGGAGCATTGTCGCCGGATCAATGTCGAACGTGGCGAAGATCGGACCGCCATCCGAGCGGACGGACGAGGTGATATAGTCTTTGGTCGCTTCATCCCAGAAGGCCCAGTAATTCGTATCGTCGACCGTTACGATCTTCGGAGGGTGGTCGGCCAGAGATTTCGCACGCGCAGCCTGGAGGTTGGCGTTGGCGGACGCGGTGTCGGCTTTTTGGGTTGCAGTTGCTACGGTTTCTTCGCGAATCTTTTCCGCAGACTCTCGCGATTGCTCGTTGTCGATCCGACGTTGCTCATCAGCGATGCGGGCCTGTTCATTGCGTTCCCGCTGCTTTTCCGCATTTATCCGAAGCGTTTCGTTTTCCACACGAGTATTTTCGGATGTATATCGTATTTGTTCCTCTTGTTCGCGTTGTTGTTCAGCGGCATCTATCTGTTTCTCTTTTTTCTCAATTCTGTCGATTGCAACGAAGGCCCCATCTGCCGCATCTACCGGATTTCGCGCGTACTCCTCCTCGGTTATGTCCGATTCAGGATGATATTGTTTGTAAATCTCGTACGCTGAATAACCCCGAGGACCCGGGACCCCGAGAACGATATTCGAAGAGGGTAATTCAACAGTTCCCATATTCAACCCTTTTACGTCGCCTTCCATACATGTAGCGTCTACGAGTCGGAAAGCATCGCAGCAATCCACCATCGTTTGTCCGTCTTTGCCGTAGTTTTCCCACATCGTGAAGCTGTATGTACCGGTCGACTCCTGTTCGACCCCTGGGATAATGAATATCGCAACATTATCTTCTGCCGTGAAATTAACGCGCACTTCGGCCCACGTGGGCAGGCGGGCAAAAAGGGTCAGATCGCGCCCTTCGAGAGCGATCTCCTGCCCGTTGGTCAATATCGGCCAACGAACCTCAATGTCTTTACCTACACGAATTGATTGCATAATATTCTATTAATTACTTGAAATCCATTGCACCCATACGCCGAGATCTCCACTGTATAGGATCGATACAGCCCGTCTGCCTGTAAAACTTTTATTATTTACCCAAGCATTAGAGTCGTTCCATACTATCTGTTTGCCGTTTCCACTGACATATACAGTATTTTTGTCAGATAATTTGCGGATAATGATTAAATGATTGGGCTCCGGATTACTTGGTAAATAAAAAGTTATATTACCGTTTTCGCTACCCGCCAGAACAATCGTGTCATATCTTTCTAATTGGTGTGCTCCAGGGTCGAAATATCTACTATATGGCCTAAATCCACAAAAATCACCCGATCCTACATATATGGCGTGGTTCCCCGATGGAATATTATCGACGGCTGGCCCCTTCATGTATTTTCCAAACACTGATATATTTAACCCCATATTGTAAGCATTATCCGTTCCGGCAGTATTGTTTATCGATCGAAGTGTAGCAACTGGGCCATATAACATGCTTACATCGAAATGCCGGTGTATATCACTTGAAACAGCCCCCCGGTTTAAATAGGCTATACTGCTACCCAATACGATTTTGCCTGTACCTTCCGCTATTAACGAATCTTGATCGGAATCAACGCCGATTTTAAAAGGGCCAATAACGCCGCTTTCAGCGTTGATTTCACCAGCAACAGTAGCTTTTGTAGCTGTCAATGCCCCGTCTTCGTTGACGCGGAAAGGCGAGGTTGCAGGATCGCTTGACCCCACAAATAAAGGGATGGATTTACCTACCATTCCTGCGACGATATTGCCTGCTTTGTTGTGAACAAGCAGTTGCATACCCTGCAAGAAGTTAATGACTGCATTATCGGCTAACAGCAGTGGGGTATAGATTGGAACCATATCGTTTAACTGCTGCCAGAAGGCTACCGATCCAGCAAGCCCCGGTTTGTTAACCTCTGATGATGTATGCGTTGCGGTGCACTGGTACTTGAGCTGATTGCCATTGTTATTTACTGTGACTATATCAATATACCGTAAATCGCTTGTATTAAGCTGAACATCATTGCGATATTCCACGCCCGCAGACCATTCGGTAATACGTACAATACACCCCTGTAATCCGGGCGCGCCGTCTTTGCCGCTAATCCGGCTCGGTCTGGACCATGCAAATACAGCATTGTCTTTAACTGAAGCAATAGACATCCATACAGCTTCGGTATCAGAGGCGGCGGGTACATCGAGTGTCCACCCTTCGGGAGGTAACGAGGTTCCCGTAGGCGTTGCAGGTTCATCGGGAGACAACCGATATACAGGGATAGCCGAGTACCCATCAGGACCGACTATGGCCTGTTCCAACAATACCCATCCTACGGCTGATTCTGACGGTTCGGAAGTAGTTCCGTCCTGGATGCAGCGCCATCGGGCGTTGTTCCAATATACATCGTCATTTTTATTGTATATTGAAGCGGAGTTCCAGATGCCTCGATCAATAATTGTAGGCACTTCTTCTCCTTCAGGCGTAAATTGCTGAATTACTCCCGACATATAGATATTGTTCAGGTATGCGGAATATCCTGACATGGAGAGCCCGAAAACGGACAGGTTCGACAGATCACCGAACTGGGCAGCAATGTTATCCGCCGTGAACTCCCAATCGGAAACACCACGCAGATAACGCTGGTAGGTGCGTGTCGAGTACCGGGATGTACGGCGCGAGGCGTCCGTAAAGGACCCATAGGCCACGAACCTCATAGAAGCCATAGGTTGGATTTGCACGGTGGGCCTCAATTCGTATTTAAAAAGCTCGTTATGATCCCCAAACACCTCCGTGATACGGAAATAAACCGTCGCAAATCCCGCAAAAGTCCTGTTGCCGAGGCTGTCGTCTGAATCCTCAACAGCATTGTCCGACAGTGTTGCGCTGTGAAAAATACCCATACAGATATCACCGACCGCCACGGCACCGCGCTCACCATCTTCCAGTTTGAGCGTCACCAACTGCTGCGCAGTATCTACATCCTTGACAGTACCGCCCCCAGGAGCACTCCAATCATCGCCGACCGATATTTCAACCCGGTTATAGTTCAGTTCCGGAACCGTAAGGCTTCGCCGAACCAAAAGATCTTCGAGTTCACCGATTCCATCGGCGGGTATCCGGCCTCCCGTCCCCGTTATGCCGCCTGCAAAATCCGGGGTGCGAAAGCTGCCTACCACCGCCTTGAATTGCGCCTCATCGGTCTTGCGCAACGGCTGGTCCAAGTAGTCGTCAAACGCATGTTTGGTCCAAAGATCGGAATCATCAGCATGACCGGCATCATCGGAATATCCGGCTTTGACCTTATCATATAGATACGGCGGAGCATCCGGATCGTCCGATGTATTCTCTGCTTTGAGTGTCAAATACCCGTCCTGTTCGGAAAGTTTTTCTAAAAGTTCATAATTGGCATGCGTGTGTGAATTAGGGTCCACAGCGCTGTTTCCGGCACCGTCCGATCCTGAAATGACAACACCGCCATTTGTAACACTTCCTGCCAGTCTCTTACTGCGAGGTGTAGCCGTGACGAACCGCTCTATGACATTGAATTTATTTTTCATATTCTATTCCTTCGTATGAATCCGGAGCTATCTCCGCCATCTTGATTTCACTGGTTTCCGCAGCAAGATTCTGCACCTCGCTCAATAACATGTATTTCGCATTGTCCGATGAAACATCGGACAAAACCTCCGCGGAGGGAATCAACGCCACGGTACCGGCTAACAGACGTTCGAGACTATCCGTTACAGAGGCCCGGTGAAATGTTTGGAGTATGGATAAATCCGACGTTTTCAGAATATAACCCCGCCCCGAAGGTACAAGCACCTGCGAGGTGCCTATGATCGTCGAAATATCCAACCCTTCTTTTGCCTGCCTGTTGATCCAAGCGGAAACTTCGATATCCTCCTCTTCGATGTCCCGGCCGTTATCTTTCACAATCTCGATCTTGGGATCTTTGTACAGGAGCCATCGGGATATGGTCCACACCTTGTGAGGGAAAGGATAATTGTCGTTATTGTCACGACGCCACACGCCGGAATAGATCATAACCTCGATGTACCCCGATATCGGCAGCGAGGGTAGAAGTTCTCCGGTGGGTGCCTTTATGTATGAATCCGTGAGTTTCCCGCTATAATATCCGAGCGCCCGTTTGTTCTCCTGCCACCCGCCGAAGCCCGTGTTGCTTTCCCTGTTACTCAAATCATAAAAGCTTAACCACGAAATTTGAATATCCTCTTGGGTGGATTCCACCATCATTTTCCACGTGCCACCATAGGTAGGATCCTCATTCCACCGAACCATATGGTTATCGTAATAATATCGGGCCTTACCCGCATCGTCGTACAACAAAATACGGACAGGGATATAACCATAATTTACCCAATTGGCAAAATCATCCCAATTGCCTTCCTCGTTCTTCCTGGAGGCAGGCTCAAAGGGATTGTAGCGAACATCGAAAAGCACGCTCAATGTAACCCGCATCCTATACCGACGTCCATTCGCGTCATGGTTGCTCAAAACCCGAACTTTGGGCAAGGTTATCATCTTATGACATGTATCCATAGTAGGATACGTGCCATAATCACCTTCAACTGGATTCTGCGGCCTCGACCCGTGCCAATCGGTGCCGGTCCTGTACCCCCACATCACCCCGGCGGCATTACTGCCGCTATACTCCGGATCAATACGGAAAGGGCGGCCTCCGGCATCTGTCAACTCCAGCTTTCCGAGCCGTCGCGTTCCGGATGCGCCGTATGTAAAACGAAATCCTTCCGTATTGAGAGTGCGATCGGTATACACCATTTCCTCCCCGGCGACATCCGCCTGATCGGTAAGTATATCATCGGGGGCAAGCGTCCCATCGAACAACGTAGCGGAAGCATACGGAGAAAAAGTAATTGTAACCTTATTGTACACCGGTTCCACCCCCATCTCGGCATCCGTGCCCCGCCATTGCACGGCCGTAGATGCGGTATCGTAAATCCCGTTAATGTCGTAAAGGAGCAGCTTGCCGTTTTTCTGTTTAAGCCTCAACGCAAAAGGCCGTAGCATTTCATCCAATACTTCACGGATGCTGGACGGCTCATCGTCTTCATCGAAGAAATTATCGCACATGAGCGAACAATCATCGAAAAGGTCTCCTGTGTAACCTTCGGCCAACCCCGTGGAAACCCGTTTTTCAAGAACACCTCTGTTGAACCCGGCAGCGGCAAGGCATGTTTCCAAAACCTCCGACATGGTTTTAACTCCCCGATCCTGCCAATCCATGCGATCCAAAACGGCGAAATCGGAAAACGTCACGGTCGTAATGTAGCGGTCCTTGTATGAGTACGGCTCCTCGAAAAGCTCCGTATCGAGCGTTCCAGACCAATACAACGCTCCATTGCGCAGAATATCCAGCCGTATCGTTCCGGGGGCCACAGTATAAAGATCGGCGAAACAACGGTCCGACAGAGAAACCATATTCAATGTCGCGGAACTGCTATGCACGGGTTCCAGCTTGTCAACCTCCGCCCATTCTATCTCTACCGGGTCAGCTGCAAGCGTAATGCGCTCCGGATCGAAAGCCGCCTCGGCGTCCTGCCATATCTCGATGCGATACGGAATATTGTCGCGACTGTAAAAGCCGGAATAGTAACGCAGGTATTTCATCTATTTGACCCTTTTTTTGAATTTGTTGTTGTTGTCGATTGCGGCAACCAAATCACGCCCCCGGACCTTGAATTCCCCCGAGACCTCTACCGAACGGCCCCGATTGTTCAGAAGTCCGTACAGCGTGCCCTGCTGGTCTTTGGTGAGCACCAGCTCTCCGGAATTCAGACGCGCGAGAATCTTGTCTCCCGTCGAGGAGTTTCCACCTACGATACCGCCGTTTTCAAAGCGGGGAATCATAGCGAACGCCGCAAGAGCGGCGGCAATGGCAGACCCGATAGCCACGATGTTCCATGGGAACGGCAGGCTCGCAGCGCTTGCTCCGGCGGAAGCCGCTCCTTCGGCCGTTTTAGCTGCAACCTTGGTCCCGGCATTCACTACCGTAGATTCCGTTTCGGCGGCATCTGCGGCCATACCTATCGCAGCATTGGCAACTTTCTTCTCCGTTACGGTATCCGACACGGCAGCTCCGGCAAGCTCCGCTTTGGCCAGCATCTCTTTGACCTTCGTCAACCGTTCGATAATCTCGATAGTCTGAATAAAAGCATCCGAGATACTTGTCATAGCCTCCCAAACCGCCATGATACGTTCCCAGGCCGATGCATCCCCATCGGACAAGACATCGCCTACCCGCTCGAACGCCGAAGCAATGTTGTCCACACTTCCGACAATGCTTTTCACACCGTTATAGGCACCCGTGCGGAGTTCCTTTGTAAGTTCCTCAACTGCCTTCTTGGCTTCGGCGATTTTCAACGCTTCTTCAAGAGTCTTGACATTGGACATCGCAGCCGAAAGTTCTTCGGAGAACATCCCTCCTGTCTCCTCGGCCAGACGGCGGAATATATCCCGGTTTTGCTCGGCGACAGACAGCGATTCCTCCAAGATGTCGATATCCGTTTTCTTGTAGTCGCGGGAAGCATCACGCGCTTTCAACTCCGGTTTCGGAGCCATCCCTCGGGTCAAGTCGCCTAATCCTCTGAAATAGGCCTGCTCGAAATCATCGGCTCCGGCCATATTCGACGCCAGATTCTTACGGGCCTCGCGCGTAAGGTCGAACAACGCTTCCCGGTATTCCTTTTCGGTGATAGCTCCCGCTTCGAGCTCCGCCTGGCGGCGCTTGACGGAATCGCTATACTCTTTCAGAATATCTATTCGCTGGCGCTCCGCTTTATAGGCTTCACCACGGGGAAGTTTTTTGAAAGAGTTTTCAAGAGCTTTGTAGTATTCGCTCTCCAACACACCCTTGTCTCCGGAGGAATAAGCGTCGATGTAGGACTTCTCGATCAAATCCCGCAGGGCTTCGTCGTATTCGTCTTGCGTGATAATGTTGGCATCGAGCTTCTTCTGCAAGGCCCTCAACGACTCGGTATATTTCTCCTGCTGCTTCTCCAGCTCCGTTTTCTTGCCCTTCTTTCCGCTTTCATCGCCAAACAACGGAGGGGCGGTTGATGCCTTGGAACCTCCCAATTCCGCAATTTCCTCGGCCAAAGCAGATATGACCTTATCCGCCTTGGCTATCGCGGTGCGCAGGTTCTCGGCCTCACGGAGCGGATCGGCATTCAGTTCATCCAATGCCCTCCTCCTGTAAAGATTAGCATATGGTTCTTTCTTAGCCCGCCCCATCTCCGCATTCACGACATACTGGTGGGCCGTCATGCCATCCCGATAAGTATCCTCGTAGGCTCTCTTAAACGCCTCCTTATACGCTTCGCTATCTTCCAGTTTACGCAACTGCTCCCGGGAATCATTAGCTGCTGCCTGGGCGTTGTTGTACCGATCTTGCGCTGCAAGCAAGCGCTTGCGGGCTTCAATCTTTTTGTTGATCTCGTCTTGGAGCTTCGAGTCGAGCTTCGCAATATCATAGTTCTCGCCAAGGATGGCATTGATTTCTTTGAGTGCCCCTAATCTCTTTGTGTCGCCTTGAGAAGGGTCGTTCAAAATCCGCTGATACTCGACGAGATTCTGTATTTGAGTATTGTCAACTTTCTCTGCCAGTTTTCTCTCCATGTCAGAGACGATATTCTTAATGCGGTTTGTTTCCGTAACCGCTTTGACGAGCCACCGGACAAATTCCATTACGGCAGTGATTGCCGCCGTCCAAATCGTCGCGCTGAATGCCGCTTTCATCGCCGCCCCGAGCCGTGCGAAACTGAAAGAAACAACATTGCACATCTTTGTCCACCCCGTCGCGCCACTCGCGGCCGCGGCTTTCTGCGTCTCCGCCGTAACCTTTGCCGCGGCTGCTTTCTCGGCCTCCTGCGCCTTGACAAGGGCCGTAGTTTTGGCCCCGAGGGCTTTTTCGGCGTTCGCAGTAGCGTTCCGGGCCCGCCGCTTTTGGGCTTCGGTACCCACCACCGCCACGAGTTGCTCGTTCTGCTGCGCTATGTACAGGTCCGTTTGGGCGCGATCCACGGCTTCCTGCGCCCGGACGACTGCCTCGTGGCGGGTGTTCAGCGTCTCCATAGCCTTGACCGACGCGGCGACGAATTGGTCGTAGCTGCCGGTCATAGACTTGCCTATCCGATATGCGACATTGGCAAGTCCTATCGTCAGAAGATGCCCCAGCCCTGAAACTATCGTCTTGGCGTTGTTAGACAAAGTACCCAACAGCCGCGTGACGGTGTCGACAATAGACTTGAATTTCTCCTCAATGCCCAAATTCTTAGTCAACTCGACGAAGGCATTACTCAATCTGTTGAGCGACGTCATGAGGTTGTCGGTGTCGATATTGGGAATCATCTCGTCGAGAGCCTCGGCAAATCGCGGCAGAACATCCGAAGAATAGAGTTTGCCTTTCTTCATCAGCTTGTCCATCTCCTCGACAGAGACGCCGGCCGCTTTCGCCATAGCCTGAATCGCCACCGGGAGACGCTCGGCCATTTGAAGACGCAACTCCTCGGCTTGGATTTTTCCTTTGCTCATCATCTGCGACAAGGCCAGGAATACGCCCCTCTGATCTTCGGCACTCAAACCGAAAGCCACCGCAGCGCGCGAAACGGACTCGAAGATTTTATACTGATCGGAGAGCGCCATGTTCGAAATATCAGCCGCGGCCTTGAACTTGGCAAACCCACTTGTCAGGGAGTTCACCTGCACGCCGTATTTCTTCGACAGTCCGATGATGAACTTCTGGTGGTCCGCATATTCCCCGGTCGATTTGGAAACATTTTTCAGGGCGATATTGACGCGCGAGGTCTCCTTCGCCGTCTCGATCATCTTCGATACGAAATTCGACAGCCCGATGGCTCCTCCGCCCACTGCTGCGGCAAATGACATGAACTGCATCTGCATGGAGCGCAGATAGCTCTTGACGGAGGCAGAGCCTTTTTTAAAGTTGTCCGTCAATAACTTTACCGCAATCGAAAAGGAAAGTTTACTACTGCTCATGATAAGGATTTTTTATGCCATTGAATCGCATTCATGTCTATCAGTTCACCATTCATAAACCGGTAAAACTCCTGCTCGCTACGTGTGAGTTCCTCCCGGGCTTTACGGGCCGCCTCCTCGGCCTCCCACGGAAAAACATGGAGCTTTTGAGGATTTTTGAGTTTCTTGCTGTCAACATGGGGAAGAACCGCGTAAAACGTCCACAGTCTTCGGGATTCTTCTTCGTGACGAAGCTTGTCATTCAAAGCCTCGATATACATGGGAAGATCCTCGACAAACATTTCGTGCATCACGAAATGGGCATCCATGCCCGCAGCTACAATCAGTTTCGCGGCGATAGAGCCTATCGTGACATTTTGTGTCATATCAGCATCAGACTTGCTTCCGAAATCCGGTTTGCGGGAAAACTGCGCTGTAAAAGCACTGTAAGCCGTCAGAGAACGAACCTCTGCCGCAACGATCTTTTCGCTTTGAAGCGTCTGTTCGAATACATCGAACGTGAACGGTTCGGCGGCACATGTCACGGTCGCGCAATACAGCAATCTACGCATATCGTTTTCATCGGAAAAATCCATGCGGAGAAAACTGCGCCCGGTCATTTGCTCCCATCGAACGATGGCCTCGATGTCAAGTCTGGTTTTGATGTCCATACGTTAAAAAAAAGGGGGGACGGCGGAAGCCGCCCGCCCTAACTGCAAAATTGCTACTCCACGAGTGTACCGTCAGCCAATTCGCCGGTGCCCTGGAGTGTAATACTTGAAGTACAGATCGAACCGTTGTCAGCGGTCATGCTCAACGCCGTGATAATCGCCTCTCCCTTGACAAGGCTATCGCCCTGCGGAAAATCACCTTCGGATTCTGCGGTCTTTGCCATGACGAACGGGATGGGCATACGCTCTTTCATCAACCGCTTCAATGTGTTGAACGAGCAATGGCCCGTTTTGAGCGAGAGGAGAGATTCGCTCGACACCGTGTATCCGAGCTGACCGACAAGAAACTCTTTCCAGTTCCCGGACATCTTGCTGCTGGTGTCGATCGTATCGGTACTGATCTCGATGCCGCACGACGTACCGAACGCGATGGGAAGAATCTTCGCGGGGGGAGTGCCTTCCACTCCGGCCGCCTCTGTCTGAACAAAGAGCATGAGCTTATCGCCCGTGATCATGTCCTTCGATGAATCATACTTTTTTTCTGCCATAGTTTATTGAATTGAAAATTGAAGTACCTGTAAATATTTCTTGTCGATATAATCCTCGGCATAATCCGTCAAACGGATGCACATATCGGGATTCTGCCATTCTCCATCCAATGCGTCATAAATTATATCGGCGATTTTGAGACTCCGGTCGTAATCGTCGCTTACAACGTTGATATAGAAATAGGAACGCTGCAAAGACGGCCCCATCTTGGACCATTCGAGATCCATTCCATCTCGCTGATAAGAGACGAAATCTCCCGGGGTACCCTCCGGTGCGATGATGGGAAAGATCTTGGTGCCGATCATCGCAGCCAAATCTTCGGAACTCCGAAGTATTTTGACGACCTCGGTGATTATCGTAAATTTCTTGTCCGCGCGTCCCATTACATTCGGCTTTGAATACGTTGTATTGCGAGCTCGATGCCATGCAGGATCTCCTGCATCGCCGAGCGTTCCTCGCTCTGGCGGGCATCGCTCCAAAAGTAGTTGGCGGGCATGACACCTCGATTTTTTCCGGATTTGGTCCTGCGACGACGCGTTCCCAAGTCTACCAGATGGGCATGACGACCGCGCCCCGTATATCCAGCCAGCGACATAACATACTGCTTGCGGTACACCACACCGAAAGCCCGGAGCAGGTTGCCTTTCTTGCTCGTTCCCATCAGACGCGACCGCAGATTGCTGCGTCCCCGGCGCGAAAAAACCTTCGCGGCACGCAGCAGCCCCTCCTTGATTGCCTTTTGCTGATCAAAGGAATCCAGGTTGCTTACCAAATACTCGGCGGCCTGGCGCGTTTGTACATCTACGACAATCATTCGTTCATCTTGTTTACGTTAACCAGATAGGTGTTATCCGTGATATTGCGGTCGAGCAAAATGATCTTGTAATCCACACCCTGGAACTCCACGATCTGACGGTCGTTGATTTTTGGGCTGTAGCGAACCTGCAAGACCCCGAAATGCCCATAGAACTCCTCTTTGGCATCTACCTTATCCTTGTCGGTTACATTGGAAAACCGTTTTTTATAAGCCCGGCACCTATGCACTGCAACATACTCTTTGCTAACAGCTCCCGTAGCAGTCTGAACCATACGTGGTTCCTTGAACACGACGATCTCACGTAACAATCCTGCTCTCATCTCGAATAGTTCCTGTAAAGCGCGATAAGATGCCTATAAGCCTTGGTGTCTTGGACCAGAACACCGAAAGCCACGCTCTCGCGGCTGGCGTAATAGTTTCCGATCATGAGCAACATGGCCTGCCGAAGGGGGGCCGGGAGTCCCCCGGCCTTCCCTATCAACTCCCCCAGAGACACACAAATATCTTGAGACACAACTTCCTGCGCGACATCGATCAGGCTTTCGATATACTGATCGTCGTCGGTGAAGTCATCCTCGATATTCAAATGCCTCTTGGCTTCAGCCAAAGTCAGGCATTTGGGCGTTGGTGTTCCGGACAGAGCCATGTCATTGCTTCTATTTGAAGGATGCGGTAACGAACGAATCGTCACGAACCTTACCCAGATTCCAATACGAGTTCACGATGATACGCACCATCGCCTGCCCGGCCTTCGTATACGGGTCTGTGATGAAGTCCATCGCGCCCCACTGGCCGATGAAGAAATCCGCCCAGTTGCCGAAGATGGCGCCATACTCATCCGCGGACTCCTGAAGATCAGAGGGCATGTTGTTGCTGCGAAGCGCACGGTAACCGTTCAGCGTGCCGTCTCCGTTCCCGGTGAAAATGAAACCTCCGGCACCCGAAGCATCCTTGACCTTCGTCTTCGCAAGGCCGATGAGTTTCGGGTTGAGAAGGTAGGCCAGGTTTCCGAACAGTGCATTGTTCGTGTCGCACTTGGTCTCCATCTCTACGATCTGCGCCCATGTCATCGAACCTTTGATCTCGGGCGCCTTCTGGAACAGACCATCGGGAATCTTGTCGTCGTGTGCGGCCTTGCTGAAAGCTGTCTTTTCCAGCTTCTGAGCGATGGCCGTGGCCAGCAGACGACGGACCAAGGCCTCGACACTCGCATTCTCCTGCACCAGCAACTGACGGCTGATCTCGACGATAGACGTAAGGCGCTTGGGAGAGAATACCGTACCCTTGGAAATCGTAGGGGCGCCGTCTTTGGCCTCGTCGTTCTCTCCTTCCCAGGATGCTGTCGCGGCGCTGACATTGGGCCAGTAGATATTGCCCCGCAGTCCGTTCATGATACGTGCTCCGGCGCGTGTCAGAACCAGGTTCGGCTCCAGCGGAAGCAGCATCTCCATCTGATCCTCGTCGATCACGACACCCGTTGCAGCCTCCGCAGTTGCGGTAAGCGCAGCACGGGTATTCATCGGGAGAATGAGGTTTCCGCCGTCGGAGTTGCTGGCCATATACGGAGCATGTGCGCGCGCAGCCTCGTCGATCATGCGCGCCTCGGCGTCGTGCTGGGGCTGGTGATTCAGCTGATTGACGAGGGCCCGACGGAATGAGAACCTCTCTTCCGGGGTATGCGGCTGCCCCTTGCCGCGGTTCTCCGACTCTCGAGTTTCGATTTCAAGGTTGATTTCAGCCATACGGACCTGAATCTCCCCCAGCTGTGTATTCTCCGCGTCAGTAAACTGACGCTTCTCGTTGCGGGCACCGTCGATGATGCCCTGCGCCTGCGTTGCGAGGCCTTTTTTCTCGTCGCGCAGTTCGGTGATACTCTTTTCTTTTGCCATAATGTATTAGATATTAAAAAGTTGTTCTGCTTTGGCGTAATACTCCTCACGACTGCGACGTTCCTGCTCTTCCAGTTCTTTCTCGGCCTCCTCCTTGCCGCGCATGGAAACGGAAGTCGCAGAGTAAGCCGCACGATATACGGGCGACACGTCGAATATCTCTGCGATTTTGAGGATGCGGCGGCTCCAGATGCCGTCATCGCGCCGCTCCCACTTATCCTGCTCAACGGTAAAGGCAAAGGAACTCTTATCGATCTCACCGCGCCGGAGATTCTCTTCGAGTTCATGCCCGATTGCCGTGTCCGGCCGCTTGAAGCGATATTTCAATCCTCGGTCATCGACCGTAAGTTCCAAACTGCCCTTACCCCTATTCGACCGTGCGAGGACTCCGCGCTCGATCGAATGATTCAGCAGGGCAAACACGTCGCTGCGCTCCAAAACCCCATCCAAAGCCCCTGCTTCGATAGTTTCGTAGAACGGCAGCCCGTCAGACTGCGTATTGAAGAGCATGGCATAACCCTCGACCATACCCTCCTCAGGGGCGAAGCGCACTTCACTCTGGATATTCCTGACTTCTCTTTCCATTATTCTTGATTTTTATCGTTTATTGTATTCGGGTCCGACGCAGGAGCGCCCACGGGCTTCGTCACGGCCGCATCAAGCGTTTGGACATTCACCTGCACGAATGCCCGATCTCCATTGTCCAAACGAGACAGGTTATTCTCCCGGCGTACTTCATTCGGAGTGATCGCGCCGATATAGAACATATCTTTCAGATAGGCAGCTTGTGCAGCTTTATCGGTACGCAGAATCGCAGAAGTGGAGAACTCGGCAATGACACTGTCTCGCTCCGAAGGCAAAAAGACTTTGCGATTGATCTCCTGTTCGATTTTCGTGATGACAGACAATGCCGTATCGGTCAGATAATCCAACTGCGTAGCTTCCACCGTGGAATAGCTCGATTTACTCAAATCGAACGCTTTGACAGGTGAAACAGAGAAGAAACGACAAATGTCTACAACATTGAACTGACGCGACTCAAGCAGCTGGGAATCCTTCGGGCTGATAGTAATCGGCTGATATGACATGTTAGCCTCCAATATCGTTATATTGCTGCTTCCGGAATTTTGATTCATGCGCCGATCCCACGTGGCGTAGATATCATCCTTTTGCTCTTTAGTGAGTCGGCCAGCCTCCACTTTGAGAACCCCGGCGGCGCTCGCACGACTATGCAGAAAGTTAACCGCGTGCTCCTCACTCGCCGTAGCGATGCCGAGGGTCTGCCGGGCGTGTGTAAGCGTAGAAACGCCCGTAATGCCGTCGTAACTGAAATTCAGAACATGGATCATGTCCTTCGGCTCCACAAGATTTTTGAACCCGGAAATTTGATAACGTTTCCGCTTGATCCCGCGGCCGTCCATGATCCAGACGATAGACACTAACTGCGACGGAATGAAGATCAGCTGCGTGACCTCCAATTTCGAGTTGCGTTCAATATAAGCATATCCGTTACCTTGGAGCAGAACAGAAGCCATCAGCGTCTTGATGAACGTGTAGCGGGTCATATTCTCGTTCGGCTCCGAATTCAAGATATAGTAGGCCGGATGCGACTTATATTTACTCTTGAATCCCTCCTCGTCCAGCAGGTAAGTTTCAAGCGGGAGCACGGCAACGCTGCCGGAGATGAGATCCACGCACCGATAGACAGTAGAGAGAAGCATCGGCAGGCTGTTGCTTTGCAGGAATCCCGGATAACCTCCCGTGTATGCGGGAATCCCGGACACCTCCTGCTTGGATGCCTTGCGGAAATAAATAGAAAGTTTATAGCCGAACAGATTCATCGCATGCTCTTTACTATAAACCAAAAATTTGTCCGACATTTTGTCCGACAAACGCAAAATCAATAGAGCTGACCGTATCTCGGCGTAGATAAATAGGCCGAGAGAGCCATCAGAGACGCGATTACACCGTCGATCTTTTTTTCTTCATATTGTTTCGATGGTTTGGTGTTCCCGTTCCGGTCGCGGGCCATAACAACGTTGCGAAAACAATGGCGCGTGATGATGTTGTTATCGAATTTAGCCCGATACGACAGTATGAGGCGTTCGAGTTCTTTGGTCGGGCGGTTGAAATTACCGATACTTTGACTGACCGGCTCCATAGGCATTCCCTTCTCCGTAGCATTGATAACGAACTGCGTGGCATTCCAATCGTCATAGCCCACCTTTTGGAGGTAGAACCACTCACGAAGCTGCATCAAATCATTCAGAATATAGTCGTAATCCGTAACATTTCCCGGCGTCACGGTAAGGCACCCCATACGGCGCCATTCGCTATAACGCTCTTTGAAGCGTTTCTCTTGAAGGGCCGCTTCCGGAAGATAATATTTCACGAAGAAATACATGAACTCATCGGTGGGAATCATATACGCAAGTGCCGTCAGGTCACTCGTGGCCGACAAGTCGACGCCCGCGAAGCAATCTCTGCCACGGAAATCATCGACATTCAAATTTTGCGAAGCGGAAAGGATATAATGCTCCGGAATCCATACCGTATCGGCATCGCACCACATATTGATATTCTTGGTTTTGATACCTACCTCTTCAGACGGAGAGTTCACAGCTTTCTGCACTTGCTCGCGGATATACGCAGGTTTCACAGTGACTCCCAGATTCGGATTGCTCTTGATCCACATGTTTTCGTCTTTCCAATCGTCTCCCTCATCCAGCGCATAGATCAGCGCAAAGAGAGAATCGTCCGGCTTCAAACCGCTCAAAACCTCCGTGCACATCGTTCGGTATTGATAGCACGGACCCAGCTTGTCGAAACCGGCCGTCGTTATGATAACGCCGAGGGGATCGTCTCGCATACCCTGCGAGGACTGCAACACATCTTTCAGCTTGGTATTTTTAGCCGCGTGATACTCATCGAGCAGATACATTGAAGCGTTGAAACCATCGAGTTTGCTGTCATCAGCGGCCAAGACCCGCAACGTTGACAGCATCTTATCAAAATTAACCCTATCCCGATAGGGTTTCAAGTATTTACCGATAGGATCGATGCTCTTTACGAAATTCGAGCACATACCGAAGCTGATCTTCGCTTGATCCTTACTGTTAGCCGCAAGATAGACCTCGGCATTCATTTCCTCCTCCCCGATCAGACTATTGAGACACAGAGCCGCCGCAAGTGCAGATTTCCCCTGCTTTCGGGCCATCTCCATGTACACGGATTTCACCAGACGGCTTCCGTCCTCCTTGCGATAGAAGCCGTAAATGTTCGCAACGGCGAACTCCTGCCACAATTCGAGCACAAAGGGCTTGCCGGCATGACGCCCGGTATAATGCCGGAGCATATGAATGAAGCGGATAACATCCTGAACTTTTTTTTCGCGGAATTCATACCGATCATCTTCCATAAAGGCAAAAAAACGCTCGCAGGCGAGTTTTACCCACTTGCCAGCAACGATATCTCCGTTCAACACACGCTGCGCGTATAGTATGTATCCCGGTACCTTAACCACGAGTACGCTTTTCCCGGATATACTCATCAAGCGGAGTGTCCGGGACACCATCGTTCGACTTATGCGAATCTATCTGTGCCTTGCTCTTGATTGTCAATCCATATTGTTTGGCAACATCGAGGTATTGCGCCCACGCCTCACGGGCGATATTCACATACGGATGCTTAACATCCTCTCCTTTCTTATTTATGGTAATCATCGAATGATCAGACAACCAATTTATAGCAGTGAGATACTGGTCAAAACTGGTAGCCAAACGATGCAGGTTCGGAATATCAGCCACGCCGATCTTATTCTCGTCACTTAATTTGCGAACCAGATCGCGGATAAAACGTTTCGTTTCGTCATGCTGGATCGATCCCGGAATCTTAAATCTTACATTTCCCATATTTTCATTTTTCTAAATTGCCGTTGTGGATATTCTGATGACACTTTTTGCAGACGGACATCAAATTGGAATAATCGTAAGCAAGCCATAGGCGCAACTGGGGGTCATCCGTAGACATGAACGAAACAATGTGGTGGACATCCTCCGCAGGAATCGCAAGTCCCTTTCCGGCGCATACCTCGCAGAGCGGATCGTTCATGAATTTGATGTTGCGCAAATGCTGCCAACGACGACTATTATAGATCTTGCGACGCTCCGCATCGTAACGACTGCTATTATTCTTGGTTTTCCGTGGTTTTAAGATCGTGGGCATAAAATAAGGGATTATATTGTTTTTCATCTGCGCATGTTTGGTAGAGCACCATGCGGTAGCGATATTGGAAATACTCGATGAAATCGGAATCCGAACGGAAATTCAGGCACCGAAGATCGTGCGTAACCATCAAAATCGTATCATGGAAAATATCCATACCCTCCACCGAACCACGGCCACAGGCCGCGGAAACCTTGCATAAGCGCAATAGCAAATCGTAATTACGGGCTATGACGAGTGCTACCTCCGGCAAAAAGCGTCCTCTACATCTGTTTCTCATCCTCATAATAATTCACGGCATCTTCAACGCCTCGTTGCAAAAAAGCCCGTGCAACAACCGACACGCTCACACCATTAACTCGGGCAACCTCCTCCAAGTGTTGGTAAACGTACGGTGTCACACGGACACATATTTTGATTTTATTTTCTGGGCGAACCAAAGCGATATTCGCCGCAGTTCTACAAGATTTTTTTTGAGGCATTGTATTTATCCGAATTAATCACTACCTTTGTAATGGGTTCAGGGGTGATCTTTCGGGATTGCCTCTTTTTTATTTCCACAAAATCAGATCTTCATTTTCCGGCAATTCATATCTTTTACCGTTCAAAATTTAGGTACATCTTTGGTTTCCCGCCTCAACGTCCGTATCGCCCGGTCTATGGCATCTCCGATAATCGTGGGGTTCGGCTGTTTTCCCCGGCCGCCCCGCCGCCATTTCTGAAAATGATGCAGAATGCGGACAGCCTGAACCTCGTCCGGCTTGTCGTCCTGAAAACTGCACATTTCCCCGCAATGCCGTATATTCCAGGTAATGATACATTGCCCGTAGCCGTCTATGCCTTCATTCTTCAGAAAAGCACACTCGCCGCACTTACAGTACTTTTTCATCTTTCTCCAGTTCTTCAATCAGAGCGTCGGCAATCATGACGGAGCTTTTCGCAATGATTCCCGGAATAGCCTTGTCGCCATCGAAACCATTGCCGGCTGCCAAACATCCGGATATTTCGCTTTGCATCGCCTGCCCGGCATACACCCGCCGCCAGTACTCGCGGTCAGTATTTAAGTTTTGCTTAATAGCTGTCCCGACCATTTTGCGGGCGCCAGCAATATGGTCATACTCTCCCCGCTCCAGCTTCTCCAGATAGTCATCGTCGCGCATCATCAGGTCGTCCTCACTTGCAATATCAGGGTACATTTGTCCGTTTTCAAGATAAGCACCAATTTCGGAATACAGTTTTTTAGGGTCGCCATAAACAAGCACCCTAACAGGCAGGTAGGCACTATTTGTGATGTGTGAAAATTCAACGGGAAGCCCGCCCCTCGTGCACACCGCCGCACCTCGCTTGGCGGCCTCCAAATCGAAATTCTTCATGGTTTATTCAGTTTTAAGTAGTTCCGGATTGTCGTGGATGTTGCCGATGACTTCGCAACATTGCGATAACCATGATACGCTTTGCATTTCAGCAATGGAAGAATACGGATATACTGGCGCTCTATGGTCATAGCCGAACGACACAGGATTATCCTCGAAAGCAAGGCCGCCGGGCACTCGGAAGACTGACCGCACAATTCCGCTACCGTCTTCTTTGAATATATCCCCCTCCCAAATATCCCTGCCGTTCTTGTCTCTCAACCCCGTGAACTGGCCGACGGTGTTGGGATCAACCTCATGTTCGAAAGTATAATTACCGGAAAATTGAGTGATGAAATATCGTTCTTTTTTATCGTCTTTGAAATGACTAACCAATAACGAACCGTATATCCACTCCCCGTTGTCGAGGCGCTTGCCCCGGAATTTAATTTCTCTCATAACCATCTCATTTTACGATTTTCACACACTCGTCCGCCCCAATGATTCCCTGGCGGCGCAGGCGCTTGATGAAGTTCTTCATGTTCAACGCCTGTTCGTAGTAGCAGTCCTTTTCGACCTTCACATTGAATCGGTGTCTAATCTGCATCTTCGGACCTTTCTCCGGATCATAGCAATACCCCGAACGTATCTCTACGATCGCTTTCGAAGCCTCCCGCGTAGTCGCATTGAACCTGTAAAGGGTGTGGCCGGGGACCTTCGTCAGACGACCGATCAGTTTGTATTCGTTCTGTTTCTTCTCGACGGCTTCGATCTGCGCCTTGCAAATCTTCTCGTTCGTGAGGCCGTCATGTGGGGTTAGAATATCCATAGCTCTATTCGTGAATTTCTCGCCAGCGATAACGGGTTGGATTTCTCTCTCGTAACTATTTTATTCTCCTCTTAAATATACAAAGGAGTCCTACTTTAGTAAGTAGGTGTTCCGTATGAACTAATTCCCAACCATCTGAGCCTCTTTCATTCAACCAAGTCTGAAAATTAGCGGGATGATACCATTCTGCAACTGCATATTCGAATTTCATCATAATTCCTCCGTTTTACCGTAACTGATGTATTTACTATATGTATTACAATTCATGGATCGAACGCCAGCCGATGACCATATCATCATCAATAGGTCCATTGTTCTCGTGCCAATGATAATTCCGAGCCCCGTTCGCCTTGTAAAAGGCTATACAGTATCTGGCGCATAATGTTGTTTTAACCAAAACATCACGGTTATCCTTCGGCAACTCCTCTTTCGGGTCATGCCAACGGGTCAACTCCTCACGCTCGGATTTTGCCCCAGCAAGATATGCCTGTATCAAATCCTCGCAGTAAATATCCTGTTCGTCGCTTGTGTCCATGTACAGCGACATTCCATTCCGGGCATACTCCCGGGCTTTCTCAAGCGTTCCCATGTTTCAAGTTCTTTAAAGTCTTTCAAACTGTTTAAAGTTTTTTCGCATACTTGGCAAGAAAACGGCCGGCTCGATGGTAGCCTGTATCAACTTTGAGCGTCGCATCGCAACCCACACGGCCATATCCCCAAACAGTTCCGTGGGTCCATCCCGATTTTGATTCCGCAAGGCTACCAATCGGAAAATCTTTTTTGACCTGCTCCAAATTTTCAGCATACACCTGATCCTCGTATATTTCGACGATCTTTTTGGCGGCGCAATATTGCTCTTTCGTTATCATATTTATTTCAGTTTTGCGAGATTTTGCGAGAATCTCGCTATTTCACCAAATCCACTTTTTATCGCCGAAACACTTTCGAATAACGTTATCTCTGTCATCATCGGACGACATCCTCCATTTCCATCTGTCAACAATGATATTCCCGACATATTCTCCCGTATTCTTATAAACCGACACAACTATATCGTTGCTGCCAGCTAAAGGTTCTGTAATAAAGTAAGCCATATCGTATTATTTTTCACTCTTTTTGAAATATTCGATAATCTCTGCGACCGTGGCCTTGCGGCAAGTAAGAGAATAAGCAAGGTTTGTATTTCGATTTTTGTGCACACAATACGAACTCCCGGCTAACTCGGTAACAAAATACTGCTCGTTGTAATTCTCATCGTTCATCGCCGCCAGCGCCTTGAACAGCTCGATGTTTTCGCCACAGTCAATAAATGCTGGTGATTTGGGTGTCTTAGCCCAAATACCAACATAACCATCCAAATCAGGATCGTAAGGTTCCGTAACTATTACCCAGTCTTTATGATAATCGCTTGATGTGACGGCAGGAGATACATACCGGCCTATACTCGACAGCCACACAGCCAGTTCTTTCCGCTTCTCCGCATCCTCGACGCGGACAAAGCACGGGGTGGTGAATTTCATCCTATTCTTGTTTTAAGTTGTTCAACCTGTCTATCTCCGCGGCGATAGCTTCGACGGTCTTGCCCCGGCCTCGGCCATTGCGGCGCACTCGCTCTATCTTCTGAAACCGACGAATAACTCCAGTAGGTTGAAGGTATTCGTCAAGACCCGAATAGGCGACAACCTCATTGAGCCATTCCTTTACGTCGAACCCATCCGGCGGTCCTTGCCAAATACCATCAATCAAAAAGTTTTTCATTTCTCGTTCAGTTTTTGGATAAATTCATCCATATAGAAGCAGTCATGTTCACCGCATTTAGTTGCCGTATTTGCACATTCGTCATTGCGGAAGTTGCGGAAGAAACAGCGTTTTCTGTGCTCTTCTATCGCTTTCGCCCGTATCCGCTCCTCGGCCTCCTTTTCGGCAATTTCGATCGCATATTGGGCCACATCTACTCTCACAGCATAATACGGCAGGTCAAATTCTTCGTCCTCAAAACCCACCTCTACTTTCCAGCTGCCGTCATACAGTTCTTTTTCTGCTTTTTGGCTTTTCATTTTCTCTTTCCTTTTAGCTCCGCAACGCGGCGGAGAATATAGATTCTTTGTTTTGTGCGGATATATTTGTTGGCTTGTGTATAGCTCCACCCAAGCGACAATGCAAACTCGCGCAAAAACATAGGTGAATAGTGCATACGAGCCTCTTCCCGCAGTCGTTTCAGTAGGCGTGTTTTCATCCTTCAATCAATTTTGCATGAAAACCATCAATCTCATACTTGCGGCCGCATTTATCGCAGGTAATCGCTCCACCCTCATAATCCGGGCTTTCCAATTCTTCCCAATCGTCAGTATAATTCGTGTTTTTCTCTTTAATCTTATTCCCGCAAATGCACGTAAACTCACAGACGACCTTGTATTCAATGTCTTCCGTATAAATCTCCACATCCAGCTTGCCAGCCTTGGCGGCCTTCTCTGCTTTTTCGGCCTCTTGCTCAAATTTCCGCAAGAGGGCTATTTGTTCCGAATTGCCTATTTCAGGCTTCTCCTCAACATCCCCGCGCATAAATTTGCCATTAACGAGGCGCAACGGCATTTTTACTTCATGTCTCATAACTCCAACCCATAACCGTTAGCCATAAGCCATATAATAGCATGGACCATATTATCCAAAACAGAATCCTCCCCACGCCAGTACGCCAAGTTACCGCTATGACCATCGTAACCAATGACCGGCTTCTCATCATTCGCATATCGAATGATAAGACGGCACCATCCCTTTTCGTCACTCCATACGAATTTCGGCATTATCTCCAGCAGATCCACGACCGTAAAGGCGGGAGTGCTAACCCCACTATCAATACATTCTTTAGAGGCTCTATAATGCGGTAAAACCGATAGATGCCATTCATTACTACACGACGTCCACACCATGCTCGCCTTCTCCGCCGGAACACCCAGTTCCAGCAAGCGGCGCGACTGTTCAATGCTTGTTACCTGATCTTTCATCTCTTGTAATTTTTAAATTCAACACTCTTAAAAATAGCCCTGTGATTGCACCAACGAGCCAATCGTTTCTGCTCATTCGTCGGTTTGATGTTGTTATCGAAATCCCGGTAAGGTTGCGCAAATGGGAGTACGCCCAATTTGCGCAGGGCGTTTATTCGTCCTAATGATTCCTCGACATCTTGTATCAGGCAGTAGACGAAAATGCGATATGGCTTGATTCCTCGGCGCCCCAACTCTTTGACACACTTTGTAACCGCCTCCAGTTGGGACATCCGGTCGCAGGCGAATCGTATTTGGCTTATCCATTTCACCCGAGCGAGCAGGTCGAGGATGTAGGGATTATCGCACGCCCTCCGGGCATCCAGCCCTTGATTGAAATCGACTGCGATCCCCATGCGGACAATCTCCTCGATCTGTTCCAATCCGAACTCCGACGCCAGCACGTTGTTGTCGAGCAACACGGCCAGACGCTTGTCGCCGAGGAACTCCCGGAGCGGGGACGCTGGCCGGATGGCTCCCTCCTTGTGCGGAACGATGCACCACGGGCAGCGGTTCGGGCAGCCGCGGGTCAGGAAACCGTAGGCTTCGTTCACTCCGTACAGCGAATAATCCGGGCAAATATGTTCGATCTCCTCGGGCAATACCGTCGTATAGTCCCGGAATCCCGTTCCGCCCCGGATCACCTCGCAATGGTAGATGTCCGAACAATCGGCCGTGAAGGTGAAGACCTTCGACATGTAAACCCGGTCGTAACATCCGAACATCGGGTTTGCGAACGACACGCTGTCGCCCTGCTTCTTATGCCATGCCGACAGCTTCATCAGCGCGAGATTCGGGAAATTGTGCCCGTCTATGTCAACCAAACCTATTCGCATAATCCGTAATAGCTCATGCAGCTCGTTGCCGTGTCGTCGTCGAACAAACTGCCCGTAGCGTTCTGCCATTTGACATAGCGAACCACGTCATAGATATTACCGTATTTCTCGCCGCTGGTGATTGCGTGGGCGGGTATCTTGTCCGGCCCGAAAAAGGTGACGATGACTTTCATGGCTCTCCCGTCAATACTCCACGGCCGCCCGGCGGTCGATGAAGAAGTGGATACCCGTAGCGCATTCGTTCCAGCGGTCACCGTCAAAGTCGGAGACCTCGACGGTAGCGCCGACCGTATACACGAAGTTCGTATCATGGTTCGAATGAATTGTGTCGATGTCGGCTTTGGTTCCATCCATATTCTGAATCTCCACCACATAAGCTTTGTCACAACAACATTTTTCGCCTCCGGCAGAGTTGCGGCGGGCATCCTCCGGGATTTGCAGCTTCACGATATATCCCGAAGCCTTCTTCCAGCCGATAAAGCTGCCGTCGGTCGGACAAGCCATGTATGTACCTTTGGCGCCGCACAGGTTGGCGCCGCACAGGTTGGCGCCGCACAGGTTGGCGTAGCATAGGTTGGCGTAGCATAGGTCGGCGTCGCGCAGGTCGGCGCCGCATAGGTCGGCGTCGCGCAGGTTGGCGCCGCGCAGGTTGGCGTCGCGCAGGTCGGCGCCGCATAGGTCGGCGTCGCGCAGGTTGGCGCCGCGC